CATTTCTACCTACTGCATTTCCGTATATCAATACGCCAATTAATTTTTCGTTATAACCACCAAAGAATGTGCTTTCTATATATTCTTTATGATAAACACCATAAGCTACAGTACATAAACTCCATTTGTGAGTGTAATGATTTTTTTCAATAAGTGTTTTTGCAACATTTTTATTGATACTTTTGATGTCAATTAACGATGTATCACAATATTTTGACATGTTAGTATCATATATTATAGTGGTGAAATATACAAGTTTTTATAGTATGGATTGATATTTATAGACATGAGAAAACTATTTACACTATTTTTAACATCATTTTTATTGGTCAGCGGATGCAAATCTACGAATGTAGAAAAGGTCCAAAAGACCAAAGATGTTCTTGCAAATACCCGAGTTGAAATGGCAAAAAACGAAGGTGAAAAGTTACAACAAGTTGCTACACTAGCTAGTGGAACTGACTATTCTCTTAAATCTGTTACAAATCCGCCCGTCCAAGTCAAGACTGCTATAGACTTTAATGGTAGAATTTTGAACATCACTGGTAATCCAAATATCGATGATTTGAACAAAATAAAAGAACTCACAGATCTATTGAATAGTGAAGTTGAAAAGGAAAAACAAAAGGGCGGTAAACTACTCAAAGAACGTGATGATGAGATTATGACTCTTCAAGTAAGACAAAAAGAAATTGAAGATGTGTATGAAAAACAAATAAAAGGATTGGAAACACAGGCTTCGCAGGTGGCAAAAAAGGCAGACGCCCTTCAGGTTACCGTGAATGAAGTAAACAGTTGGATGGGTCTAGGCGGTGTCATGTATGGTTTGAAGAGGTTTGTGACAATAGGGGTTACTGGCATATTAATATTCTTGATATGCTTTATGGTATTGAGATTTTTGGCAGCTACAAATCCAATTGCAAGCGCGATATTTAGTGTATTTGAACATATTGCTTCATATGCAATATCAATAATAAAGGGTATAGCTCCTAGATCTGTTGATTTTAGTAATTTGACTTCTTCGGTTGAATTTGGTAAATACAAGACCACTTTGGATAGTGTTGTGGATACTATAGAAATAATGAAGAATATAGAGAAAAAGACTGGGGTTAGTTATACGTTAAAGGATTTAGGTGTTGAATTGGATAAAAACTTAAATGACAACGAAAAGAGACTAATTGGCGAATTAAAACTAACAAACAAGTATGAATAATATTTATATTATATGATTAAATTAATCGATTTATTTGAAAATCAAGAACTTTGTCCGATGAAAATGCTGCAAGATACAGTAATTACAGCTAATTTAAATTATCATTTAGAAAAACAAATTCCATTAATGGAAAACATTTTTAGAACTTATAGTGAATCTTATTTTGAGTTAATTGAAGAAGTTCGTAAGTTATATTACAATAATTTAATTGAACTATGTGATCCAGACGCTGAATTGGTTGAGAGTGACCTTGGTAAAAAAGAAATTTTTGAGGGTAGAGAAGTTTATTTGGATGCTCCGATTGAAATTGAAGAAGATTTGATAATTGAAGCTAAACATCGTGGCAGAAGTGTTACACTTAATAGACCAGTTAGAACTCCAGGTGGACCAAAAAAATATGCTGTCTACGTCAAAGGTAAAAATGGTAAAATCAAGAAAGTAACATTCGGAGATCCAAATATGAGAAGTAGAGCAGGCAATAAAGCTCGTCGAAAAAGTTTTGCTGCTAGACATAGATGTGCTCAAAAGAAAGACAGAACAACAGCCGGTTATTGGAGTTGTCGTAGTCATCGTATGCGCAGTTTAGGTAATAAAGGCCGAGGTAGATTTTGGTAAATTATGATAAAATTAGAAACTTCAATAATTAAATTAACTGATAATGCTTTAACCGAAGTAAATAATTTAGTTAAAAATACAGAGGATTATAAAAACAAAAGTTTGAGAATATTTGTAGAAGCAGGTGGATGTAGTGGTTTACAGTATGGTATGACATTTGATGAAATCAGAGACAATGATTTGGTATATGAATATGAAAGTGTGAGTGTAGTCATAGACAATTTTAGTGCGAATTATATTAAAGAGGCTGAACTAGATTATTCTTATGAATTAATGGGCGGAGGTTTTAAATTTATTAATCCAAATGCAGCAAGCACTTGTGGTTGTGGTAAAAGTTTTAATTAAATTTTTTATGGTAAAATTTATTGTCTTTTAAAAGACAAAAAAATAAACTACGTTTAAAAACGACAAATATAATATGGTTAAGTTTGAGGTTGAAAAACGTCCAGTTCTTACTGAATTAAGACGTATATGTGCTCAAAAGATCAAACAACAGCTGGATATTGGCTTTATAGAAGTCATAGAATGAAATCATTGAGCAATAAAGGTAAAAGAAAATATTGGTAATTTAAATTTTAAAATATATTTATTAAGAGGAGAAATTATATGACGCGTAACGAAATTAAAAATTTAATCAAAGAAATACTAGAAGAACTTAAATTAGAAGCTAAAAAAGAATCTCCTAAGAAAGAAGCGCCTAAGAAACAATCACCACCAGCTCCAAAGGTTACCAAGAAATTGGATCAAACCGGTGATGGCAAGATTACTACTGGTGATGCTGTAATTGCTGCCAGAAAAGCAGCAGCTGCTGAAAGAGATGGTAAAACAGATGATGCTGCTTTTTTAAGGAAAGTCCAATCTATTGTTAACAAGAGACTTGGAAATAAGGTTTAATCAAATAATAAATTTATGACAAAGTCCCGCTAGGTTCTGGCGGGATTTTCTATTTATAAGAGTATGATATTAACTAAAAATAGACATGTTAAGTGTGGTTGTTTGATGACACAAGTAATCCTACATGCGGATTACATGTTATAAGATCGAGTAGAACCAGAATGTAAGAAGAATGTAAGAAGAAGATATGACTATTAAAACAGACAATTATCTGATAAAATTTACAGCTAATACTGGTTATTATAGAATTGGTAAGTATAATTTAAAAAAACAAACAATTAGTTATGAAAAATAAAAAAGCATTTACTTTGATTGAATTACTAGTGGTAATAGCTATAATTGCAATATTAGCCGGTCTTTTATTACCATCATTGAGTAAAGCAAAAAGTAAAGCGCTTCAAATACAATGTTTAAACAACTCTAGGCAATTGGGTCTTTCAGCTGAACAATATAAGTTAGATTATAATGACATATATCCGCCGCGTAGTTTGACAAATCAGTGGCCATTAGCATTAAAACCATATTATGAGAATGTTGGTATATTAAGATGTCCTGTCGATAAATTTACAAATAATCTAGTTGAAACAAACATTAACAAATCAAATCGTAGTTTTATAATCAATGGATTTAATGATTATTACTATGAATATTTTGACGCGGATTGGGACATTTTAGAGGAACCATTGAAGTCTAGTTCCATTCTATTCGTAAGTGAAACAGTAATATTTGGGGAAAAGTTAGGAAATTCAAGACATTTTTATATGGATATATTTGAAGGAAAAGGTAATGATCAAACTGAATTAGATTTTAAAAAGCACAACAATGGAGCATCATATATATATGCAGATGGACATGCTTCGTATTTAAAGTATCCTCAAATATTTCAACCCGAAAATAAGTGGGCAATTGTCCAATCCTACAGAACTAATTACTCTCTATGATATTTTCCAAGTGAGTTTTTTTAATATTTATTAACAGATGACAACAACTCCTTCTTCAACTGATATAGCTAATGCACAAGTTAATTTGAATAACATGATAATATTCAATAACCAGTTTTACTCGTATGGTAATTCTAAGATATTAAATGCATATGCCTTGTTACAACAAACAGATAATCAAGACCTGGGTTTACAAATAGGTGTAAATCTTCTTACAAGTGCAACATCAGCATTGGGTGGTTGTATTGGATTTGGAGGAGCATTAGCTGGTAATTTTATTGCTTCTATGGTAGCTCAATATGCTACAACTACACCACCGTGTTTGGCTGGAGAGTTTGCTGATCTTATGAGTAGATTTGAACAAACATCACTACAATGTGGTAGTGATTTACAAAATTTGTATGCCAATACATCTGGATTGTGGAACAATACTTATAGTGGACAATTAATCACTCCATTTGCTACTACGACAATTTCTGGCAATGTTTCTGATTTGGCTACACCAAATTTATTTCCAAGCCAAGATGATCCACTATTCAATAGTTTATTGGAAACAGCTACATATGCTTTGGATCAATCTATTTGGTCAGTATTGTTAAAGAGGTTTGTAATTACATCATATCAACCATCCCAAGAGTATGTTACTTCACAATTTACTGAACAAGATATGCAGAACAATGCTGCAAGTTTTTATGGAAAAAATCTAGCTTACTATAATACTTGGGTGTACGAATCTGCCAAAAATTCTAAAAATGATGCCTATTGGGAAACACAAAGTAATTTAGGCGTTGGATACTCGCTAACAAGTGATGGTAGTTTGAACAATCAAGCCTGTCAATATTTGTTTATTGATAGTTACAATGGAATAGTAATTAATTCAGCCGGTTTATTTGAAAGAGAGTTTGTGTTTACCAGTTTAAATATTCCAACAGCTACACATACATTTCCAAGTCCAACACCACCTCCTCTATGATCAAATTTAAAGATATACTAAACGAAGCCCCCCTAGGCGCATATACAACATTAGGCGGATTTGAAAAAGGCGCTTCATACAAAGATCCAAGGGACAGAGCTGCACTAAGTCATCCAGTAACCATACAAAAAGTCAAGGATATGTTAAAAAATACATCAGTCAACTTTGATTTTTATTTTGTTAACAAGCCTGGTTTAAGACAATTCAGCGAAAAAGGTAGAGTACCATACGAATTTCTCGTAAAACCATATCCAGAAGGTTTGGGTTTAGATCCTAACCAATTCAAAATCAATAGTGATAACATCACAGTATTCTTTGTAAGCAATACAGCCGCTGATAAAATTCCTATGACTGCGTGGACTATAATTCATAGAGTAGGTCACGTAATGAATAAAACACATCAATTCAAAGAATATACTGACTGGGTTGATAAAGAATTTAATGAACTGTTAAAGATTTACGGTAAAAGCAAAGAAAACACAAGATATGGCAGTGATGATTATAAAAAATCCAGAACATTTGATTTAGCCAAAGGTAGATTGTTTAACCATATTGGTACAATGCGTAGTGCCAGAGAAGGTAAACTACATCGTAGATACTACGAATTTTACTATGAATTGTTTGTACAATATTTAAAAGACGGTAAAATTACATTTAATCCTCTTACCAAAAAGCTTTTGGTAGGATTTGGTCCTTATGGTAGCAAAACTATAGCAACCACACAAAATTTAGAAGAAGCACAAGAAAAATTAGATAATATTGCAAATACAATACCATATCTAATTGAAGATGTTTTAGGAGCTAATATAGGCGATATATTCGTAATGTGAATTATATTTAAATATATGAACTTACTTGAATTACTTAAAAAAAACAGATTGACAGAAGGTGTAGACGATCCATCTACACTCAAATGTATATTTATGGCGGGTGGACCTGGTAGTGGTAAAAGCACAGTTGCAAATGAATTGTTTGATTTACCATCTGATTCCTCGGTCAACAAGTATGGGTTAAAGTTAATCAACAGTGATAATGAATTTGAACAAATGCTTCAGAAAATGAAGATTTCATCTGATTTGAGTAAGTTGAGTCCAGATGAATTTAAAAAATTGACAATCGGCCCACAATCTACTAGAGAAAAAGCAAAACAAATAACAAATAAAAAATTGGTCATGTATAGAAACTCCCGATTGGGTCTTATCATAGATGGTACAGGTGATAGTATACAATCCATACAAATAAAGAAAAGAATTATGGAGCAATATGGTTATGATTGTTATATGATATTTGTAAACACAAGCTTGCAAGTAGCAATCGAACGAAACAATAAAAGACCTCGTAAAATACCTGAAGATTTATTGTCGCAAATGTGGTTCAGTTGTCAAAATAACATGGGACATTTTCAAAACATATTTGGGAACAATTTCAAGATTGTTGATCGTACAAAAAGTGGTGAGCCAATCGATAAAAGTGTATTGAGAAGTGTGATTCAATTCTTGAAGAGTCCTGTTAAGAATCCAATCGGTAAGATGTGGTTGCAAAATTATTATAATAATGTCAAAAAAGTAGACACTACTAAAGACGATTTTGATCATCTAGACTTGGTTTATCCTAATATAGAACCAATGCGTCCTAGAAGTAATTATTCTGGCTGAACATTTGGTACACAATAAGATGGTTTACATTGACCAAATTTAATTGGACTTTTTATTAATAAAGTACCAAATAACCAATCAGCAAATGGCAGTACCACATTATAGTTTTTATGCATATATCTATGATGTAATAAATGGTGTCCGTTTAGTTTCTTAAACCATAATCTATATTCTACATTTCTACTTTTTGGAAAATGCATACACCAGTGTATAAATTCATACATTCCGTAATAACACATAGACACAACAAATGTTAACAAGAATATTTTATATCCAAATATAAACATAGGTAATGCAGCTAGTAATGAGATTACCACGCCATTCCACCAAGCCATAGGAATCTTTTTACCATCATCTCCATTTTGAGCGTGATAAGTTTCGTCGTACTTATAAATATTATGATGTACCTTGGTGTGAGCTTTATACGCGTATTCAAACTTGAAAAGTGACTTATGCATCAAATATTTATGTAATAGCCACTCAAATATACTACACCAGAGAATTAGTAGCAATATGGTTAAAAATGTCATTAATATCATTCTTCATATAAATATCAAACGATATATCCTACAAATAATATTTATAACTATATGATTAGTTTAAACCGACTTTTGATTGAAAATCCAGATACCGTATATTTTAAGAAAAAGACTTATAATTACTCTACTCCAGCTAATAAATGTGCTTTTCTTGTTTATAAAGATGAAAAAGCAAATAAGAATTTGGTATTTGGATATAGCGTTATTAAAAAAGTATTTCTTTGTGATGATCCGGATGTACTAAAAGAGATTGATGAATTGGATAAAGCTCCTGATATACAATATACATCTGATCGTGATCAACTTGATTATTGGGCACAAAAAGCATTAAGACAATTAAAGAGCGGAAATAATGGCGGTGGTCATTTACAACTAGAAAATTTATTAAAAGGTCTTGGTAGATTTGGTCCTTATGCCGATCCACTACTAAAGGGTAGGATATTCGAAGTAGATGATGATTCTGAAGAAACAACAACTACAAATTTAGATATAAAAATTGAATCAGCTATTCCAAGAGGTAAAGCTATTATTGTATCATTTTGGACATCTAATTTGTCTAAATTGATGCCGTTTAAGAAAGAATATGAATATGCCATAGAATTCAATGGTTATAATGTAAAAGAAGTATTATATGAACCAGGCAGCAAAATCTATACCTACAATGAATTGTATGGTATTGATGAACCCAAGAAAGAACCAACGACACCTACAACACCTAAATCACAATCTGATGATAATGAAGCTACAAAGTATTTTACGATTGGAGACAAAGTAAAATTAAAAGGCATGAAAATTTTCGGTGATGTATTATTCATTGATGGTAATAATGTTACTATAGTAATAACTGATACAGATATGCCAACAATGGCACCAATAGATTCTGAAAAAACTATTTCCTATGCATTTTTGGAACCTGATAATAAACCAGCTGGTATATCATTAGAAAAAGTAATTGATGATAAGACCCAAGAGTTTGTTGAAAAGAGAGGCAAATTACATACAACAGGAGCAAAGTTTACAACTGCTGAAAAAGCCAATTTGGAACGTGAAGTGGATAGTTTAGAAATTGAAATTAAGATACTAAATGATTTATTGAATTCGGGTGAAAAGTATTATACCGACAATGTAAAAAGTGTTGTTGCGGCTAGTGTATCACGTAAACTACATGCTAAAGAAAAAGAAAAGCTTGATAGATATAGTTTAGCAGCACAGGCTGAAAAACAATATGGTATGCCTATTGCGCAAATAAGACAAAAATATAGAGGTGTGCCATTGGATCAATTAGTTAAGAAAGAATCAATTTACAAAAAAATTATTAAGGCTTTACTATGATTCAAACCAAAAAATTAAGGGTGTTTGATTTTGACGATACACTTTTTCATACAACCGCAAAGGTATTATTAAAGCAAGGGCCTGGTAAGTTTTCATATCTTACACCTGCTGAATATGCAGTCTATGAACCAAAACCAGGAGATGAGTTTGATTTCAGTCAATTTGAAACAATTATTAATCCTCAAATCATTAAGCCAGTTGCTAAACGATTTTATAAAATTGTAAATGCAGGCGTTAAAGATAGGTTGACTGTCATACTGACGGCTAGAGGAGATGAAGCTAATAAGCACATCAAGAATATTATCAATAAGATATTTAAAATTGATTTGCCGGTTATAACTCTTGGAACTGGTAATCCGCAGGCTAAAGCGGATTGGATTGTTGATAAAATTAATAACGAAGGATTTAATGATATATTTTTTATCGATGATAGTCCAAAGAATGTTAATACAGTTTTCAATTCAATTAAGAATTTGCCAATCAAGTATAAATTGGTTGATTTGTCTACACCTTTAAAACATGAGGTTGATAATTTACCTAAATTTGGTACTAATTTAAATGAAATACTAAAAAATATCGTTGATAAAGAAAGACTTAAAACTGCGTATAAATTTTTTGCTAAAAGATTAAATCTACCCACCGGTAAAATCAAATTAGAGTTTGGTAATTTAGATGGAAAAGTTCAGGGTAAGGTAGATGTTAAAGGTAAGAGTAAACCATATAAAGTAGACAGCTATAAGATTATTATGAGAACAAACAGTCCTCATAGTAGCGATAATCAAATTAAAACATTAGCACACGAATGCTGGCACATCAAACAAGTTGAAGATGGTAGATACAACATTGTAGATAATAGTTGGGATGGTAAAGAATATCCTAAATATGACGATGAAGAAAAAGAAAAAACTCTACCTTGGGAAGTAGATGCCAGAATGAATGCGGAAGATTTATTTGTTGAATTCAATAGATATATGAGAGAAAAAGGGTCTGCTAGTAAGATCATTAAAATATGAGTTTACCATATAACGAAACAAATTTAGGAAATAATGAATATATTCGTGAATTCAATTCAAATGTAGATATTCATCAATTAGAATGGCATTTGGATAAAGAAGATAGGCTGATAGAAGTGGTAAAAAATGAAGGTAATTGGCAAATACAATTAGATAATTCGCTACCAGTTTCTTTTGATAAAAAAATTTTTATACCAAAAGAAACATATCATAGGGTTATCAAAGGAACAGGAAATCTTGTTGTTAAAATAATCAAATTTATATGAACAAAAAGGTAAAAAATATTCTAAAAAAGGTGTTGGACACCAAGAAAAAGAAAGATGCGTTGCTTCTTAAAGAAAAACTACAATCAAAACCAAAACCATCTGTATATAAGATAATTGCGGATTCTTTTATATAAAATTACATATATACCATTAAAATAGTGAAATTACCATTCATTCGATATTTATAATAAATGAGTGCTAATTTAGATCAAGATAGGATAAGATGGCCAGGCAGTGGTAGTGCTGTAACGTCTAGCAACGTTCCTTTTGGTTATTATTTGGACGAGATCTGTAATAGTGGTGAGACCACGTTTGAAAATGATTGTAGTAGCAGTGCAATGTGGGCTGCGAAACGTCTTGGGTATCCAATTGTTGATATAGAAATGATAGATGAAAATTTCTATGCTTGTTTTGAAGAATCCGTTCTTGAATATAATCGTGTAGTTAACGAGTTTAATATTGTTAACAACATGGCAGATTTAACTGGTTTACCACAAGATCAATATCCAAATTTAACTGGACTGGGCGTAAAAAGCACTGGTTTGCCATTTGTTGTACAACTTAGTAAACAATATGGTAGTGAAGCTCTAGTGAATGGTGAAACACCACTAAAGAGAAATTATATAAACGTATCTGCAAGTATAAGTGGTAGTGAACAATTATACGATTTAAACAAATTGATTGGTGAAGATATAGAACACTTGACCGGATCAAGAATTGAAGTTCGTAGAGTATTTCATTTTAGAACACCGGCTGTTGCTCGTATATACGATCCATTCAGCATGACTGGTATGAGTTATAGTAACATATTATCAGAACTTGGTTTTAGTGCTTATAGTCCGGCAACTCAATTCTTGATGACTCCGATATTTGAAGACTTAGAACGTATTCAAGCTATTGAATTCAATGATATGGTACGTAAGAGTCAATATAGTTTTGAAATAGTTGGTAATAATAAACTCAGAATATTCCCAATACCAATGAATGATGTAAAAATTTGGATTGATTATTATCTAGAAAATGATAAAAATATTACCAATTTTTTTAGTGGTTCAAGATACGAATATGTTAGTGATCCGAGTGATATCCCTTACGAATATTGTACATATTGTAAAATTAATCAGTCAGGAAAACAATGGATTAAAAAGTATTTCTTAGCACTTTGTAAAGAAACACTTGGTCGTATACTTCAAAAGTATAGCACGGTTCCAATTCCAGGTGGCGAAGTTACCTTAGATGGTGCTGAATTACGTGCTGAGGCTAAGGAGGAAACAAGCAATCTTATCGAGAAATTACGAGAAATGTTGGAGAAAAGTTTACGTGTCAACCAATTAGAAAACAAGGATAAAGAATCTGAGTCTATGAACAAAATGCTATCTAAAGTTCCATTACACATTTATATTGGATAATTTATGGCTATCCCAAATTCACCACAATATCCACAGCAAAATCCTGCGTTTAAAGAATATTGGACACAAGGAAGAAAAGATGTTGGGATTTATAATCCAAATTATTTGCCAGGTAGATTTTATTCAAAAAGAGATATGAACTTATTAAGTTCTGTTAACGCAGAATTTTTTGGTGATATCGCTGAAATAGTTGTACAAGTGTTTAAGATTGCTATTAACGAAACTACCGTAAACATGTATGGTGAATCAGTTTCTTCACAAGGTAAAATGTTTTATCCGGCAATTAATCTTTCATGTTTAGCCGAACGTGAAGATATAACTGGTGAAAATGCATCAAAATTTGGTCCTGACAGAAACCAAAACACAATTTTTAAGTTCAGAGAACGTGATTGTATTATTACAAACTTTTTTCCAGAAATTGGAGATGTTGTTTTGTATAACGAAAGATTTTATGAAATGGATAATGTTGTACAAGAACAATTCCTTGGAGGTCACCCAGATAAGTCTTGGAGTTTAATAGTCAATACTCACTATACGAGATTAAGTAAACTAAATATCATACAAAGACAAAATTAATTATGCCATGGCAAGTAAGTTCAATATCTAATAATCAAGTAAATCCTGTACCAAACATGGTGCAAGATCCAATGGCACAATCTGACAAAGATATCACATATAAGCGCCAATTTGCTATACGTCGTGATACAGATGAAGTAAAAAATCTCACGATAGATTTGATGGACATTGATAGTACCATTATGGGTTTTATCAATAATAAGATCAATCTACAAGTGATGGATAATGGTGAATTGGTTAAAGTACCTATCATATATGGTAGTCCAGAAAGATGGGCCGCTATGAAAAAAGATGGGTATATTAGAGATAATCAAGGTAAAATACTATTGCCTGCATTTATGATGAGACGCTCAGAAGTTGCGGATAATAAGGATCGTGCTACGTTTAATCGTTATTTGGCATATCAAGCTATTGTACCTTATTCAGAAAAAAATAAGTATGACAGATTCAACATCTTAAACAGCAACATATTGTTTAATTCTAGACCAACCAAACAAATATTCACCGTAACATTGCCTAAACAAGTCATAGTTACATATGAATGCGTAATTTGGACCGATTATGTTGATCAAAATAACAAACTTTTAGAAGAAATAAGTTACGCTTGCAATGATTATTGGGGTGATAAAGAAAGATTTAAGTTTTTGGTAAAAGCTGATAACTTTACCACCGATATTGAGTTGGATGATACCAATGATAGAAATGTTAAAACCACATTCAATTTAACCGTAAATGGTTATTTGTTGAATCCATCGTTTATACCTGGCCTAGAAGGTATCAAGAATACTACCCAAAAGATGTTTACCATCAGAAAGATTAAGTTGATGGAGGCTGCGGTAGATGCTGAACAGATGGATAATATTAAGAATAATGCAAAACAATATGGTTTCGAAGATACAACAGCTATTAAAGATAAACAACAAGATTTTGATTATGTTGATGGAGTGGGTGTACAGCCTATAGATAAAAATATTATAAAGGATGTATATCCAACTGAAAAGAAATCTGTTTCTATCACAAAGATTCCATTTCACCCACCGCCAAAAAGTTCAAACGAATATGGAGAAAATGGTTGGCTCGCATACGATTCAAATTATATCTATATATATCAATACCCTCTCGGTTGGATGAGAAGAGCTATTTCTGTGTTCGATTATGATCCTTCTACCAGTACCTATATAAGTGGCTATGATGAATGCAATAATCCAATATATACAACAAGTTCTCGTAGACCTATAAATACAGCATTTAGAGTATTTCAACGATTCCCAGATAAGTTTTATCAACAAACACCAGTTCAATCAAATGATTATGGTCAAGATGGTTGGATAAGCTATGATGGTAATTATTTTTATATTTATAGCGCGGGTCAATGGAGAAGAATAGTTACATCATTGTTTCAGTCATATTAAATAATAAGACTACCGTGTTAAACAAACTATTTTATATTTATTTAATAATGTATGGGTAGTAGTATCGATAGATTTGCATCTCTTTTTACTCAACGTGACTCCTCTGGAAATAATTTTACAGAAAGGGTGGTTTCTGGTAGCAATTTATTAATTATTACAAACGCACAAGGCCTTTTAACAGGTTCAAAAAACCTAAACGAAATAACTGCTTCAAAAATATATGTTTCCAATAATCTATATACTAATCTTCCGTCAGGTACAGGCGCTGGTCCATTTCCGTTAACTCATGTTTTAGCCATAGATAATATCACAAAAGAAGTTTTTATAGCACCCGCGTCAGGCACTAGTGGTGTAACCGGTACTTCCGGTACAAGTGGTATATTTGGTACAAATGGTACTAGTGGTATAAGTGGTACATCTGGTACAAGCGGAACGAGTGGTACAAGCGGAACGAGTGGTACAAATGGTACGGGTGGTACAAGCGGAACGAGTGGTACAAGTGGCACTAGTGGTAGCAGTGGTAGCAGTGGTACAAGTGGTACAAGTGGTAAAAGCGGAACGAGTGGTACAAGTGGTATCAGTTGTTTTTCAAGTGGTACGAGTGGTACAAATGGTACAAGTGGTTTGAATGGTACGAGTGGTAGCAGCGGATTATCTGCTACAAATGGCACTAGTGGTGGTTCAGGAACAAGCGGTACTACCGGTACCAGTGGTACCAGTGGTACCAGTGGTGCAAATGGTACAAGTGGTACAAGTGGTAGCAGTTGTTTTTCAAGTGGTACAAGTGGTACAAATGGTACAAGTGGTTTGAATGGTACAAGTGGTAGCAGTTGTTTTTCAAGTGGTACAAGTGGTAGCAGTGGTAGCAGTGGTGCAAATGGTACAAATGGCACTAGTGGTACTGGTGCAAGAACAAGCGGTACCACTGGTACCAGTGGTAGCAGTGGTCAAAATGGTACAAATGGTACAAGTGGTAACAGTTGTTTTTCAAGTGGTATAAGTGGTACAAGTGGTACAAGTGGATTTGGAGGAACTAATGGAAGCAGTGGTTTGGTTGGTACCAGTGGTTTAAGTGGATCAACAAGTGGTACAAGTGGTACAGGCGGTACTGCTGGTACCAGTGGTGTAAGCCAAACAAGTGGTACAAGTGGTACAAGTGGTACAAGTGGTACCAGTGGTACAAGTGGTACAGGCGGTACTGCTGGTAGCAGTGGTTTGGTTGGTACCAGTGGTTTAAGTGGATCATCAAGTGGCACAAGTGGTACAGGTGGTACTGCTGGTACCAGTGGTGTAAGCGGAACAAGTGGTACAAGTGGTTCGGGTGCATTTACAAGTGGTAGCAGTGGCACAAGTGGTACCAGTGGTAATAATGGTACAAGCGGTACAAGTGATACCAGTGGTACAAGTGGTACAAGTGGTACCAGTGGTACAAGTGGTACAGGCGGTACTGCTGGTAGCAGTGGTTTGGTTGGTACCAGTGGTTTAAGTGGATCATCAAGTGGCACAAGTGGTACAGGTGGTACTGCTGGTACCAGTGGTGTAAGCGGAACAAGTGGTACAAGTACTTTAAGTTTTACCAGCGGTACAAGTGGTAGCAGCGGTACCAGTGGTGCTTCTGCTACAGGTGGTACAAGTACTGAAAGTTTTACCAGCGGTACAAGTGGTAGCAGTGGTAGCAGTGGTACCAGTGGTACCAGTGGTGCGTCCGCTACAGGTGGTATAAGTACTATAAGTTTTACCAGTGGTAGTACTGGTAGCAGCGGTACCAGTGGTGCTTCTGCTACAGGTGGTACAAGTAGTTTAAGTTTTACCAGCGGTACAAGTGGTAGCAGTGGTAGCAGTGGTACCAGTGGTACCAGTGGTGCGTCCGCTACAGGTGGTATAAGTACTATAAGTTTTACCAGTGGTAGTACTGGTAGCAGCGGTACCAGTGGTGCTTCTGCTACAGGTGGTACAAGTAGTTTAAGTTTTACCAGCGGTACAAGTGGTAGCAGTGGTAGCAGTGGTAGCAGTGGTACCAGTGGTGCTTCTGCTACAGGTGGCACAAGTACTTTAAGTTTTACCAGCGGTACAAGTGGTAGCAGTGGTAGCAGTGGTAGCAGTGGTACAAGTGGTACCAGTGGTGCTTCTGCTACAGGTGGTACAAGTACTGTAAGTTTTACTAGTGGTAGTGCTGGTAGCAGCGGTACCAGTGGTGCTGCTGCTACAGGTGGTACAAGTACTGTAAGTTCTACCAGTGGTAGCAGTGGTACCAGTGGTACAAGTGGTGCTTCTGCTACAGGTGGTACAAGTACTTTAAGTTTTACAAGCGGTACAAGTGGTAGCAGTGGTAGCAGTGGTACCAGTGGTACCAGTGGTGCTTCTGCTACAGGTGGTACAAGTACTGTAAGTTCTACCAGTGGTAGTACTGGTAGCAGCGGTACCAGTGGTGCTGCTGCTACAGGTGGTACAAGTACTGTAAGTTCTACTAGTGGTAGTACTGGTAGCAGTGGTACAAGTGGTAATAATGGTACAAGCGGTACTGGTGCAAGAACAAGCGGTACAAGCGCAACAACTGGTAGCAGTGGTACAAGTGGTGATAATGGTGTTAGTGGTACTGGTGCAAGAACAAGCGGTACAAGCGCAACAAGTGGTAGCAATGGTACAAGTGGTACCAGTGGTGCTTCTGCTACAGGTGGTACAAGTACTGTAAGTTCTACCAGTGGTAGCAGTGGTACAAGTGGTACAAATGGTGCTACTGCTACAGGTGGTACAAGTACTGCAAATGCTACGAGTGGTTCAACAGGTACGACAGGTACAAGTGGTCTTGCTGCGCCAGCCGGTACTAGTGGTATAAGTGGTGGTTCATTTACAAACACTGATAGAGTCATTTATTCCACATCTTCTACAACTCTAAAAGATAGCACCTTTTTATTTCATGACACAGCTAATAGTCATTTAGGTGTAAATGATACATCAACGAGTACTAATCCTTTAACAGTTAAACGAGGAGCATCGCCTGGGAGTTTCTCATTTGGAAGTAATGATATAGCATTTAGAAATTCTAATGGAGAATCTTACTTAAATAATGCGCCCACTGAAGCTTATTTTTATAATCAAACATTACCAATTTCTATATATGCGGCTGCTACTAGGACATTTCAAGTTACTAATACAAATATAGGTGTGGGTGATGTACCCGATGCAAATGGTAGATTGTATGTATATGGAGCGGGTAATACTAGCAACTTTTTGTCTATTGCAAATTGTAATGGTATAGCTACAACAAGTAGTAGTGGTAGAACATTAGCCGGATATATTCGTATTTATATAGCGGCAAGTGTGTCGAATGGCGGTTCAAATGCTTTTACGGCTGGTACAAAATATATTGAGGTTTTTTCATAACCTACATATTTATTTGTATATGCAAGAAATAAGATATAGAATATCTCGATGTGATACGTTAAATAATGATAGGTATATACTTATTAGAAACATTTGTATTAGTGTGGAACGTGCTGATAATACTGGAAATCAAATATCCCATTGTATTCAATTGACTGGTTCTCAATGTATCGGAAAGAGTAATGAAGAAAGCGTGGATTTAGCATTTAATTTGATGAGTAGTTCTATTGCTGAATCTTCTAATAAATTGTTACAGATGCCTACTAGCATTATTAACTCTTATTATATCCCTAATTTATAATATTGGTGAAACGTGTTACATTAAGTTCATATTATAATTTTAATTCTGGATATCGTGAAGTTTTAAACACGTTATTAGAAGAACTACCTAGTAAAGGTTATGATATTATTCCCAGAACATATAGTACTATAAGTTCTGAATTTATTAATTATTTTAAGCATAAGAGAATAGACGCTAATTTAGTTGATCTATCATTGTTAAGTTTAACAAATGATATTGGGTCTACGAATCCGTATCTCCATATGGATTTTTCGAGAGATCGTATATTATATACAATGTGGGAGAGTACCAGAATAAACGATCTTATGATTGAAGTATTGAACAAGTACAAACATATATGCGTTCCCAATCATTATAATAAAATCAACTTTATAGAACAAGGATTGACTACTAAAATTGATGTGGTGCCTTTATTTTGCGACACAGAATTTTACACATATAAGGAACCTATAAGAGATAAAAAGTTTGTATTTGGTATATCGAATGAAGATCCACGGAAAAATTTAATGAAGGTTACTAGGTGTTTTTTAAAATTATTTAAGGGTATAAATGATGTGGAGTTACATGTTAAAACCAATCAACCTATACAAAAGCATTTTGACAATAAGATAAGATATGTGTCGCAGAAATTCAGCAAAGATGAATTAAAGAACTGGTATTACAACATAGATGTTTATTTGAGTGGGACTACATGTGAAGGATGGGGTATGATGCAACAAGAAAGTATGTGTTGTGGAAGACCATTGATATACACAAATTATGGTGGATTATCTGAGTTTGTAAACTCGAAGAACAATTTTGAGATTGGATATGATGAAGTATTTAGTGAGAATTTCTGGGGTGATTATGGGGGTAAATGGAGTCAGTTTAAAGAGGATGAGTTTATCGAAATGATGTGGTTTTGTTATAAAAATAAAGAGGTTGTATATCAACGTGGTAAATATGCATCTATAGACGCATCGACTTATACTAAACAAATATTTATAAAAAATATATCAAATGTTATAAATCTATATATAAAGTATGCTGGATAATAAACCAATCTTTGAATATTCAGATTTAGAGCTAAAGGCCATGGGTTATGATATAATGGAACAAATGGAAATTTTGCAGAAAAATATATCCTTAATCCGTATTGAGATATCAAGAAGAAAATCTTCGAATATTTTATCATCAATAAATCAAGAAGATTTGCCAAAGATGTTTTCTGAAACTAGTCAAAATAATAACTCTACAATTGATGTTTCGTCTAGTAGCGATGATGAAGTAAATTTATTAACTCCTTTAAAAAAATAATATATGGACAATACAACAAAATTCACGGAACAAGAAATGCAACAAATTACAAACCTGCAAGAAGGTTACCAACAAAATATTTATTTGCTTGGTCAATTGCAGCTTGATGAAATTAATGCGCAAAATGTGCTTGATGATATTAAGAAAAATAGAGATGATATTTTAAAGAAATGGCAAGCTCTACAAGCAGAAGAGCAGGCGATTATTAATGCATTAGCTGAAAAATATGGGGATGGAAGTTTAAATTTAAAGGATGGTACATTTAAGCCAAATAAAAATACTTGACATCCTGTTTATATAAAGTATAAGCAAATGCAAGCACTTTGTTAACTATCTTTTTAAGTATCTATAAATTAATAATCACAATAACCATAAAAGCGCAATGATTGCTAATATTTATTATTAAGAATGATTAATAGTAAATATAAGATATATATTGACATGGACGGTGTGATTGCCGACTGGGAAAAGCAATTTAAAACTTATAGCGGGTTACCAGTTGATACCTATATTGCATCTCATGGTAAACAAAATCAATATCAATTTGTAAAAAAGAATAGTCCTGGTTTTTATGCAAACATGGATTGGATGGATGATGGCAAGTTGTTATATGATTTTTTGAAAGATTTACCAATAGAAATATTAAGTCATGCAACTGATGAAAAGGCAGCTGATGGTAAAATAATGTGGCTTAAAAACCATGATATTAAAGCTAAGACAAATCTTGTAAAACATAGAGAGGATAAGGCTAAATTTGCATCGCCAACTGCTATATTGATAGACGATAGACCAGAAACGATTGAAGAGTTTAATAAAGCCGGTGGTATCGGTTTATTACACACAAATGCAATAGATACAATAAACAAACTCAAATATTTACTTGGTGTTAAACAAAGTTATAGAATATATAACAGCAGATTGGATCCTGAATTATGGGATAATGATGTATTAAAACAAGAGGTATTGGAAAAGTTACTTAAGATAGCAAATGCTTTCTATAAAGATACCGAATTAAATGCACCTATAGAAGACATATATTTTATTGGTAGCACCGCAGGATATAATTGGACTCCATCTAGCGACATAGACTTACACTTATTGATTGATTTTAGCAAGATCGATTCAAACAAAGAACTTGTTAAGAAATATGTAGATTCACTTAAAAATAAGTGGAATCAAGATCATGATATCAATATTGGTAACCATTCTGTAGAGGTCTATTTACAAGATATTAATGATGTCAATAGAAGTCAAGCGATATATAGTATTCTTAATAATAAATGGATAAAGAAGCCAATTTACGGAAATGTACAGATTGACAAAGATTCTATCAAGAAGAAGTATAATCAGTATGTAAAAATGATAGATGCATCAATTCAGAACGCGGATCTTGATATAATGAAAAATATTATCAAGAAGTTATATGATATGAGAGAAGTTGGGCTGAGCAGCGGAGGCGAGTATAGTACAGAAAACCTTGTTTTCAAACTATTGAGATCTACAGGTTATATATCAAAATTGAGAAAAAACGTTAAAGTTGTTTATGATGCAAATCTCAACAAAATATAAAAAAATAATTAAATAATAAAAGTCAACTATATTTATAATTAACAACAATTTTAAAACCTATGGCCGAACTACTTAATCCATCTGAAATTTTTTATACAGCCTTTGAACCAAAGGTAAAAAACCGCTTTATTTTGTACGTTGATGGTATTCCATCTTTTGTAATCAAGAAATGTGATCGTCCAAAAATTACACAAGCATCAAAAGAACTAGATCACATCAATATCAAGACTTATTATAAGGGTAAAACCACATGGGGTACAATGACTCTAGAATTGTATGATCCAATCGTACCAAGTGGCGCTCAAGCAGTAATGGAATGGGTGCGTTTGCACCATGAATCTGTAACTGGGCGTGATGGTTATCAAGATTTCTATAAAAAAGATCTAACAATCAATGTACTAGGTCCAGTTGGTGATAAGGTAGAGGAATGGACTCTAAAGGGCGCGTTCATCACCGAAGCAACTTTTAATGAAATGGATTGGTCAAATGATGGTGAAGCTATGTTAATTAACTTGACTATCCAACCGGACTATTGTATTCTTCAATATTGATTTCATTAAAATCATATATTTAAACCCTACATTTATTTGTGGGGTTTTTTATTTTACCAATATTTATATATATGGATAAGGTGACGGTATTATTACCAGGCGGATTTAAACCACCACATGTTGGTCATTTAGGACTAGCTAACAAGTTTGCTAGCAGACCAAATGTTGGTAAAGTTATTGTTATGGTTGGACCAACCGAACGTGATGGTATCAATAGACAACAAAGTTTAGCTATTTGGAATTTGTTATCAAATAACCCAAAAATAGAAATTGTTGCGGTACAAGATGATAATCCTATGAATGCAGCTTTTGGTTATGTATTCAGTTTACCAAAGGATAGTACTGATACAATTGCGTTGGGAGCTAGTGCAAAAAGTCCAGAAGACGCAAAACGTAGCGGAATCTTTTCGTCAGCTATAGAAAGATATAAAGTCAAACCCACAAAAGATGGTTTGGCTGCACCAAAGGGTGTAACTAGTATTAATATGACAGATGATGCACCTACAAATTATTTCGGTAGAACAGATGATAAAAACGGAAAGAGTATCAGTGCTAGTACACTAAGACTAGATTTGTCAAATAACGATTTTAAAAATTTCAAGACAAACTATCCTGGTATAAAACCAGACATAGTAAAGAGTATTTATAACATTTTAAAACCTATGAATAAAGCAAAAAAACAAAGATTGAAAGAACTTATCAAGAAACTGATTAAAGAAGAGGGTTTTATGGATGCTTTGGTTGGATCAGAATCAGATTTCCAGAAAGCTGTAGCTGATGTTAACAAACGTGCGCGTGTACTTGCACAAACTGCACAAGATGCTCAAAAGGCTTTGAAAAAATAAATAAAATAACACAAAAAGTTATATAAAGTTCTATATATTGTTATAAGTTATGAGTGAAGAAATTTCTATTACTAGACAAAACGTTGTTAGTCAAAAACCAGCTGCTCCAACATTTCCAACAGAAATAATTGATTTGCCAAGTCAAGGTCATTTTTATGACCCAAAGAGCAAATTATCCTCTGGGCAAATCGAAGTGAAGTTGATGACTGCTAGAGAAGAAGATATTCTATCTAGTCCAAATTTACTTAAAAAGGGATTGGCTATTGAAAAGTTGTTAGAAAGTCTTGTTGTAGATAGAGATATTAATTTGGATGAATTATTGATCGGGGATAAAAATGCGTTGATTTATTCCGTCAGACGATTGGCATATGGTGATAGTTATGGACCACTCGAAATTACATGTCCAAAGTGCAGTAATTCATCAAAACAAAATATAGATTTATCAGAAATCAAGTATAAAGAGATTGAATTTGATAAATATCCACGGGGTTTAAACGAATTTGAATATGTGTTGCCCAAGTCGAAGATTACCGTCAAATTTAAATTATTGACCGCCGGAGATGAAAAACAAATTGAACGTGATATTGAAGGATTTGCTAAATTAAAGAAAGACTCTTCTAGCGAAATTACCACACGATTAAAGTACATGATAATTTCTATTAATGGAGAAACCGATAAGGCAAAGATCAAATCATTTATTGACAACCAACTATTAGCAATGGATAGCAGTGCATTTCGACAATATGCAAAGGCTTTTTCACCAGATGTGGATAGTAGATTTGAATATAGTTGTACAGAATGTTCTCACCAAGAAAGGGTAGCCGTACCTATGACGGTTAGCTTTTTTTGGCCTAACACCTGAGTATAAAGTATATCTTCAAAACGTAATATTTGATTTGTGTTATTACGGAAACGGATTTACACCATCCGAAGTTTATTTATTACCTATACATTTGCGCAATTTTTATTACAAAAAATTGGTGGAATCAAAAGAACGTGAAAATAAACAAAGCGAGTCAAAACCTCAACCTAAAGGTAAAATAGACCGTCCAACTTTTAGATAATCATATATTTATTATATATAATATATGGCAACCACAACCGAAGCAGAAAAATCACTTCAAGCACTTTTGTCTCAACTTGAAAAAGCTAGAGAACAAAACAAGGAGTTTGTTGAGTCGTGGAATGATGTAAGTCGAAAAATAAAAGATTCATTGAATCCATTAAAAGGTATTAATGATCAAATTCAAACTTCCATTAATAAAATGGCTGAACTTCAAACACAAAAAGCCGAAGAAATACAACGACAAAAACAAACCGGAGTCGTAAATCAAGCGATAATAGACTATCTCAATCAACAAATAGCTCAACAAGCAGAATTGCAAAAATCTCTAAATATACTACAACAATTAATGTCGAAGTATTTAGGTTATATAACATTAGCTTATGAAACATTTAAAATGTTAGTTGAGTTGGGAGATAATTATGATGCTTTATTAGCTTCAAATGCTCAAAAACAAGGTATAGGTAAGAAACAATCCGAAGCTCAAGTTGCATTAATACAAAAATCGGTTGCATTAAATAACGAAGTCGGAAAAGCATTTTCTAAATATGCGGTTACACTAAAAGAGGCTGTAGAGTCGGTACAGGCAATTAATGAAGATTTGGGGGTGATGGCGGGTGAATATATGCCACAGCTCGCAATTCGTTCATCAGAATTAGCCGCATCAACTGGATTATCAGCGGTTGAAAGTAGTAAATTTTTTACAACATTGGGTGAAATTGGAAACACTAGTTTTCAAACACAAGAAAATATGGCTGGGGTTGCAGATGCTGCTGCAAAAGCTGCTGGTGTTCCACTTGGTAAAGTCATTAAAGATGTAAGTGGTGCAAGTGCAAATGTACGTACTGTATTTAGAGGCAACACAATCGAATTGATTAAACAAGCCGCTGAATTGAGAAAGATAGGTAGTAGTCTTGAACAAGCGGCAAAGTCTGCTGATTCACTATTAAACTTTGAAACATCAATTGGTAATGAATTAAAAGCTAGTGCATTGCTTGGTAAAAATATTAATTTTAATCAATCTCGCAGATTATTTTTTGAAGGAAAAATCGCTGATGCTGAAAAGGCTTTACAAGCAGAATTGGAACGCGTTGGAGACATTGATAAATTAAATTATTTCCAACGTAAGGCTTTATCTGATCTAACCGGCAAAGATATCAATGAACTACAAAGAATTGCTTCATTGAAAAAGACTCAACAAAAAATCGACCAAGACAATCCAGAATTAGCTGCGGAACGATTAAAATTTGAAAAAGAACTATCGAAAATTTCAGGATCAAAACTTGAACAAGAAAAACGTGCAAATGAAATAGCAGCATTAGAAAATGTTGCAAAGGAGAGAACCAAGGTACTAGATGCAGCTAAAGAACAAGCTGCTTTAGCACTCGGCAAGGCTTTATATCCAGTTGTAAGTTTCTTGAGAGACATTCAAATTGGAATATTGCAGGTAGTTACAAAATTAGCATCATTTACTAATGGGTGGGTGATAGCAGGTGTAGGAATAGTTGCAGCACTTGTTGCCGCTTATGGAGTTTGGAAATTATTTTTATTGGGTGTAGAAAAAGGAGCAGAAAAAATTGGCGCTGGATTTGCAAAAATAGCAGAAAAAGCAGGCGAGGGTGTAGCTAAAAGTCTCAATGCTGTAGGCAAAGGATTTCGAAATTTTGGTAGATCTGTACGTTTTTTAAAAATACCAGGACAAGCTATAGTTGCTATACTTGTGGTTACAGCCGCTGTAATAGGATTGGGATACGCATTTAAATTGATGGGACAAGGATTAGGCGCTGCGGCTCCTGGTCTAAAAGTAATAGGCGACACATTTTTAGGATTAGCAACAATATTAGCAGATGTATTCTTAAAAACTTTAGATAAAGTACCAACCCTACTAGATAGTGTTACTGCAAATATAGTTAAATTATCAGTAGCAGGGCCTTTGTTGATAGTTGCTGGTATTGGGGTGGCATCATTAGGTGCATCTCTAGCCATGTTAATACCAACATTGGTAATTTTTCCAACAAGTTACCTTACAGAGATAACTACACAATTAGTTGCAATGGGTAGGTCAGCCACGGATATTGAATTGGCGGTTAATGCGTTAAATAAACTGGGTGGTATAGAAACTCCATCATTAGCATCATTAAGTACATCTCTAGCTCTCTTAACAGCAACATTAATATTATTTCCAACAAGTGAACTTACAAAGATAACTACACAATTAGTTGCAATGGGTGGTGCTGCCGCCGGTGTTGCATTGGCGGTTGCTGCGTTAAAAGAACTGGATGGTATAGAACTTCCTAAAGTTGACATTGGTGGATTAGCTGCTGTAAATGTAGCAGGTAATTCAAAAAATGAAGAAATCAAACAAGGACTGCAAGCTGTTGCTCAAAAACTAGATGTATTGACTGGCATGATGGCTGCTGGAAAGATTGCTGTTTATATGGACAGAGTCAAGGTAAGTAAAGAATTGGCCGAAGGCACACTTAAATTTGGAGTTTCTGGTCAAGCAACTAACTTAGTCTAATATTTATAATTAATGGCAAATAGTCAAACATTCGTAGAGGGATTTGGCGGAAGTACTGGTCAAGTAACAACTTTGTCTCAAATACAAGCCACTGGACTCAGATTACCACCAAACGCTGAGTCATTTATCAATATAAGACGTGGTGGTAAGTTAGAAACATTGTTTACAACAAATGGTAATGATAGTGTATTATATACTAAAAACAAACCTCAAGATCTATATCTAAAAGGTTTGGTTCGTTCTCAACAATACATCTATAAGAACCCAAATGAAGGTCAACGCACTAAAATTGGTGGTAATAGGTCATTACCTGTAAGTGCTGCAGTACAAGACACAACTCGTATTAGAAGATTTTTAGGATCGAATGCGGGTGTAAAGTTTATAGGTAAACAACTAATTTTACAAGGATTTCAACCATTTGACGAAACTAAGGTCTATAACCCAGCTTCGCCGTTGATTGCCGCTATACGTTCCGCTTCTTTCGGATTATTAGAGCGTCCAACCAGACACATTGATACAAGCAATATATTAACAGGATTATTAGGTGGTACAGGTCTTAGCAATGCCGTAAGTGCTGTCGGACAATTATTGGGTAGTGCACCTCCACAACCATCGCCACCACGCAGTAGTGTTGCAAGTGCGGCTAGTGGTGGTTTAGGACTATCCACATTGACATCGTTGGTAGGTGGTGGAGATAATTCAAATAAAGTAGTTACTTCGATTGCTAGAGATGGTGTAAAAGACTTATTGAGAGGTAATACCGCAACAAATGCTTATAATACGGCTAGATATCAACGATTGGTATCAAATGCGGGAGGTGGTTTTTTCAGCAGATTATTGTCTGGAGTAGGTAGATTTTTTCAAAACAACACTTTAATTGGTGGTATATTGCCACCAAAACAACCATGGCCAGCAAGATATCGTGCGGATGAACAAACATATGATTATATGTTGAATGCTGGCAAGTTGTTCAATCCAGAACAAACCGGTATTGCTGGTGGCGGTATATTGAGTGGATTATTAAACTCAATAGGATTTGGCAAAAAAGCTAATTATTCACAAGCTGTTGGTCAACGTTTTTATAACGTGTCACAGAACAAGACTAATTTAAACAGATTAATTATTGTTAGAAACATTACACAACAATACGTTGATTACACCAAAGAGGTTGGTATACTATCCAAAGATAAGAATAATTTGTTAAGTACTAAACTAACAAAAAAGGCTATATCACCAACTGGAGATAGCAACAAATACACAGATGTAATTAAGGTTGATGATAACAATGAATATTCGGATCAAATCTTAAATTACAAGACATATCTTGATGATCAACGTGGATTCAAAACTACATTTAGTGATGAAACAAACAATAAGGTTAAGGATATAATTGAAAATTTTGATCGTGCTGTAAATGATATTAGTGGAAACGAAAGCAAATATACCGTTAACCGAAAGAGTCTAAAACCACTTCAATTTGCTAAATGGAGTGGCGAGGCTAAACGTATCGGAACAAACTATCTAAATGAATTGGATGCCAGAAATCTTAACAGTCCATCCGTTAAAAATGATACATATCAAGGACGTGTTCGTACTGATCGAACAACAGGCAATAAGGTACCAACACGTTTGGGTGAAGGGCCAAATGATCGATATATCTATCCGACCAACAATGTTGATTATGTAAACTCTCTACAAGTGTTGAGTCAAGAAGAATTTGACAAACAATATATCAAAACCGATAAATATGGAGTGTATGGGCCTGATATCATAAAGTTTTATTTCTATGATATTGTTAACCAAAAGTATATTCCATTTAACGCTACCGTCAAAGGAATCACGGACAACAACAATTGTTCTTGGGAACCGGTAGAATATTTAGGTCGTCCCGACAAACTCTATTATTACAAAGGATTTGAAAGACAAGTCAGTTTAAACTTTACTGTCAATGCACATAGTGTGAAAGAATTGATGCCTATGTGGCAACGTATCAATTATCTTGTCGGATTAACAAGACCAGCAAATTATACATTACAACAATATGGTGGATATATGGTGCCGCCGATGGTACAATTAACAATCGGTGATTTTTATAAGAATCATTTTGTTTTATTGACCAGCTGTAATGTTACAATACCAGATGATGCTGGTTGGGAAACAATACCTGAAGAAGCTCAACAAAATGGACAAAGTTGGTATTATGGACCAAACAAAGCAATTGAATGGATGTTCTCAGACACAATCATTAATCCTAGAGGGGACAAGGCTAGATCACGAGGAAGATTTGCTCAATTTCCAAGAACGGCTGATATAAATATTCAAATGAATGTTCTTGAAAAAGATCGTCCATATACTGGAAAAGCTATTTGGGGAGATGCTCCACTTACTATATTCAATCCGAACGATACAGGAGAAGAAGGTTCACCATTTGAAAATTTTGGCACTAAGATACAAGACAATCCATCATCAAACACATTTTCTCAAAATATTAGAGTTGATGTTAATGCAACCACGCGAAATTCTGTCTTTACAGATGCTGTCTTTACCAATAGCTAATATTTATAAGGCATGGTACGAATAATTATATACTAATATGAGATATCAATTTACACCAGTTTATAAAAGATATGATGGTAAGAATGTATACAGAACAACTTATTATCCTATTATTCCAGAATCAATAAATGATACCTATATTATAGCC